TATGGTGTTGGTGATGGTTCAACTACATTTAATGTTCCAAATTTAAAAGGTAAAATTCCCGTAGGTAGAGACAGTGCAGATACAGCATTTGATATATTGGGTGAAACAGGTGGTGCAAAAACAGTTTCTTTAGCTCATACTCACACAACCGATACTCAAGGTTCTCACTCTCACGGTGGAGCAGTTGATAGGGCTATTTATCAAGCTGGACAGTCATCTAATATTGTAAACACAGCTTCATCAGATACACCACCAAGTCACAATCACGCTATTAGTGCAGACGGTTCACACTCCCACACAACTGTTAGTGCATTAAGTGCAACACAATCAGTATTGCAACCTTATGTTGTATTAAATTATATAATTAAAGTATAGGAGTAGTAATGGCAGCATCTAACACAGACAAATTCAAAAAAGCCAGGAGAAGATTTTCTACAACTGTTTCTGCAGGTGGATTTGCTCAAGGAGCAACTACACTGCCATTAGTATCTACAACTGGACTAGATACCGATACAGCCATTACTTTAGTGCTTGACCCAGGTAATGCCAATGAAGAAGTAATTACAGGAGTAGTTTCAGGAACTGATATTATAAATTGCGTTAGAGCTAAAGAAGGAACTACTGATACTACTCATTCTTCTGCTTCTGTAGTAAGTATGTATTTTACTGAAACTCACTGGGATGATATGGTAAATGGTATTTTAACTCAACATAGTCAAGATGGTACACACGGAGCTGTTACTGCTACTTCTGTATCTATTAGTGGTGTATCTGTAATGAATCCAACTGGCACAGTATTAACTTTTGCTGGTAGTTCTGCTCCAACTGGATATTTATTGTGTGATGGAACAGCAGTATCTCGCACAACTTATGCAGATTTGTTTGCAATAGTTAGTACAACTTATGGAGTAGGCAATGGAACTACTACATTTAATTTGCCAGATATGAAAGGTCGTATACCTGTAGGTAAAAATACTGGAACATTTGCAACACTAGGTGGTACTGGTGGTGCTGAAACACACACTCTTTTAACCGCAGAAATGCCCTCTCATACTCATTCAAATAGTTTATCGAGGCAGTTACAAGGTGTTGATGATAGTAATTACACTTCACAAATATCTCGTGGTGATGCAGGTACACCAGATACATTAACGTGGACAAGTGGTGCAACAGGTGGTGGTGGGTCACACAATAACCTTCAGCCTTATTTAGTAATGAATTATATAATTAAAACTTAGGAGATATTATGGCAGCTGCAAATACAGATAAATTCAAAAAAGCAAAAAGAAAGTTTAGTACAACCATAGGAGTGGGTGGCTTTGCCGCAGCTGCTACTACATTGCCATTAACTACTACTTCTGGGTTAGATACAGATACTGCAATTACATTAGTATTGGAGCCAGGTACAATCAATGAAGAAGTTATTACAGGTGTGGTCAATGGAAGTAATATTATAAATTGTGTTCGTGGTAAAGAAGGCACAACTGATTCAACCCACAATGCAGGTGCAGCTGTATCTATGTACTTTACGGAAACACATTGGGATGATGCTATGACTGGCGTATTAGTGGGTCATAACCAAGACGGTACACACGCAACAGATTCAATTATAACTTCAAACATCACCAACTTAGCAGTAACATCTGCTAAAATTGCTAGTTTGAGTTATTCGACAGCTGCTATATCTAATCCGTATAAGTTTAGTGTGTATCGTAATGCTGCCCAAAACCTAAGTGCCAGCGTAGGTACTAAAATAAACTACGACACCGAACTTTTTGATACAAATAACAACTTTGACAGTACAACCAATTTTCGCTATACAGCCCCAGTAGCTGGCTTTTACCAAATAAATATGGTTTGCCAAGTTAATGCTACAACAACTGATATTTTCTACCCGTATATTCAAAAAAATGGCACAACTCAGGTAGTTCGTGGGGCAAGAAGAAATGCTGCTTCAACTTTATTTGGTTTGGGCTTATCTGGAATTATACAACTAGCTGCTTCAGATTATATTGAAGGATTTATGTTCAATAGTGGAGTAAGTACCCCAGCATTAGAAGTAGCGACAATCTATACTAACGCTTTTAATGGCTACTTAGTGAGTCAAACATAATGGCAACTCCTAAAAAAGAAAACTACGAACTGGTGCTTTACCGTCTTGACCAAATAGACAAGAAGCTCGACAATGTAACTAAGAACTATGTTACCAAAGACGAGTTTGAAGATTTTAAGCAAATGGTATCGGTTGAATTGAAAAAGAAAAGCCTGATGAATGTAATCAATCCAATCATTGCCAGCATATCTACTGCAATAGTAACCTACCTGCTAATAGCATTCTTAAATAAATAAAGGAGAATAAATGAAAACTTACCCAATGACCGATGTTCGAGGAGATAGCTACCTAAACCCAGCTTGGCCAGAAGAAGCTCGCAGTGAGAACTCAATAACTAAAATTATCGTACATCACGATGCAGTAGTGCGACAGCACGATTACGACTCAATGGCACGTTACCGAAGCGAAGCAGCAGCTCACTACCAACGACTAGGACCAGGCTTACAATATCACTTCAAAATAGACAACGTTGGCGAGATATTCTGGATTAGACCATTTACTCAAGCTACCTACCACGCTGGCAACTACCCTGTGAACCGCCAGAGCGTTGCTATTTGCCTAGATGGGTATTTTCACCCAGATGTTAATCAAATCCCTACAAGGGAGCAGTATGAAGCTCTCAAGCAACTATTAGACTGGTTATGTACCCAGAACCCTAGCTTTCCAGCCGTACAGAGCGATGTCTATGCTCACCGAGAAGTATCTGACGCTTATACAGCTTGCTGTGGTAATACTCTAATCGGCTTCGTACAGGAATACCGCAACACCAACGGCAACCCAGTAATACCTAATGTGCCTTTTGACTGGCCAGAGATACAACCATCGACCCCAACTCCTAAACCAGCTGATGTACCAATTCCACCATCAGTAGCACCAAAGTATAAAGTCTTCAAAGATGGCAAACAGATAGGTGCTTACAACCAGGAAGCCAATGCTTGGAATAAATACATCGCAGAGGGCGGACAAGTAATCACAGCCAATGGCGTAGATGTAACATCTGTCCTGACTGCTAAATATGTAACACCAGCACCAGCAGTACCACCTAAACCTGTAACGACTGACCCTGCCGATGTTACCAATCCTGGCGGACAACCCTTAGTGGAAGTGCCAGTTGTTCCACCTACAAACCCAATAATCCAACTTATACTTTATGTAATAAACTGGATTAAACAATTATTTAACAAAGGAGGCAAATAATGCCAATCAAGGGCGGAAAATATAGAATGAAAACCTTAAAAAATGGAACCAAAATACGGCTTCATTTTACAGCAAGTGGAAAAGTCAACGAAGCTAAGAACATGAAAACTAAAGCTACACATACACCAGCAGAATTCAAAGCCGACAGATTAAAAAGCAAAGGGAAAAAGAAATGAGCAAAACAGCTAAACACTATTTATCAAGCGGTAAGTTATACACAGGTCCAACACATAAAATGAGTGGCAAGATACACTCAGGTGCTAAACATACTGCATCTAGTAAAGTGCTTACTCACACTAAACCAAAAGCAAAAAAGAAATGATTGCACGTGGTAAAGAGAAGTTTGAGGGGTATAATAAGCCTAAGCGTACTTCATCGCACGCTACAAAATCACACGCTGTACTTGCTAAAAGTGGCGACACCATAAAGTTAATCCGTTTTGGACAACAAGGTGTATCAGGTGATAAAACAACAACAGCTAGGTCAAAGTCGTTTAAGGCTAGACACGCTAAGAATATAGCTAAAGGCAAAATGTCAGCAGCGTACTGGGCAAATAAAGTAAAGTGGTAAACAAAAGGAGAACATTATGTACGGAATGAAAAGTTACGGAACAATGAGTAAAACACAACCTAAAAAATCAACTAAAAAGGTAACTAAAAAAGTAACCAAGAAAGCGAAAAAGAAATGAAAAAAATATTAAGCGAACTTCAAGGCAAAAAAACTTACATTGTGGTAATCGTAGCGATTATCTTCAATACTCTAGTACAGTACGGCTATGTTGACCCTAGCTATACTCAGTATGTGAATATCATACTAAGTGCTTTAGGTCTTGGTGCATTACGAGCAGGTATGAGCAAAGTCTAGTATGGAAGAGCCAGACTTTTTAGCTCAAGTATGTCCCGTGGACCCAGAAACTCTGGAGTCTTGCGAGGCTTGTCAATAATTAAAGAGGAGAATATATTTTAATACGATTCAAATGGATAATCTTAGGAATATCAATAGTCGCTCTAGCGGCGTTCAACATCTTGCTTAGTGGCGAAATAAAGAAATCTAATAAAAAAATTGAAACCAATGAAAACCTTAACAGGGGTTCAATAGAAGAAAAAGCAAAACAACAAATAGAATTACAAAAACAAATAGATGAGTTAAGACTTCAGGTAAAAGCTAAAAAAGACCGCTTATTGGCTATAGTAGTACCAAGGGCACAGGCTAGTTCTGTATCTGGCACTTGCCAGGACTGGATGAATCAGGCAGGTATCACAGACCAAGGTAATGCCTATACTCTCATTATGCGAGAGTCAGGCTGTAACCCCAATGCTGTCAATAAAAGCTCTGGAGCGTGCGGTATCGGCCAGCAACTACCTTGTGGTAAGTGGTCGCATACTTGGAACGAGCCAGTAGGGGCTATGATAGATATGCAGTCGTACACAATAGCTCGGTATGGCTCATGGGCCAACGCAGTAGCTTTTCATAATTCGCATAACTGGTATTGACAAATTAAAGTGGCTATGCTAGAGTAACCTCATGCAAGCAAATTCATGCAAGCGACCAATAAAGTAGCAGCCAAACGGCTGTTATTTTTTTTTAAGAGATTATAATAATAATAGAGCAAATTGCTTGTACCTTTATATGGAGGAACCATGGAACCAAACGAGTACATTCAAGCTAACATAGATAGTTCAGATACAGAACTTGCTGAAGCATTAGGTATAACACCTGCGGCAGTACGTTCTAGACGCAGACGCATGGGTTTGAATAAAACCAGCAAAGGTAATGTTCGAGAAGATGGTCAGTGGCGAGGTGTCGCTGACAAACTAATCGAAGCACTTAAAAAGAACAACGTCAGTCCTGAGCTAATTGGTACTGTTAAGGGTATCAGGGTAAGCACCTGGACTACCACTATTAAGAACGCTGATGGCGAAGCAGAAACACACGACAATCAAGGTGTGCAACTAGTTCTCGACCCAGCATTTAGTGAAGGTCCAAAGTGGCCTGTAATCCAACAGGCAGCACAAGTGCCTATCAAGTTACTCAAGCCTAAAGCTAATAAGAACACTGTAAAGACTGCTATCATCTTGCCTGACCCACAGATTGGGTTTCGTCGAGATTTAGTAGATGACACACTTGACCCGTTTCACGACGAGAAAGCTATGTCGATTGCTTTACAGATAATTGCTGATGTTGCTCCAGACCAGATAATCAACCTAGGTGACTTCCTGGACTTCCCTAGCTTCTCTAGGTTTATCCAAGAACCAACTTTTGCTCTGACTACACAAAAGGCTATCAATCGTGGCTATCGTTTCCTTGTTGAACAACGGAGTTCAGCACCAAATGCGAAAGTTACACTAATAGCTGGTAATCACGATATTCGAATCAACAAGTCGATTATCACAAATGCCTCAGCGGCATTCGGATTACACCGAGCAGAGAAACCAGATAACTGGCCTGTGCTATCAGTACCGTTCCTACTTAGACTAGATGAACTCAACGTCGAGTACATCGATGGCTATCCTGCTGGCGAATACTGGATTAATGATAATCTAAAATGTATTCACGGTGTTAAGGTTCGTTCCAATGGTTCAACAGCGATGGCTGTGGTAGCCGATGATAGGGTTTCAACTATCTTTGGTCACGTACATCGTATGGAACTCCAATACAAGACCGTTAATGTTAAAAACGGTTTTAAGACACGACTTGCTTTTACTCCAGGTACTCTAGCCAGAATTGATGGTGCTGTACCATCAGCTATGGGTGGAACTGACGAGTGGGGTAAGCCTGTCACACGATATGAGAACTGGCAACAGGGAATAGGTATTGTCCACTACGAAGAGGGCAATGGCGACTTCCATGTTTACGGGGTTCATATCCATAACGGCAAAGCCATGTATAATGGCAAGCTGTATACCGCATAAAATACCTGGCTATGTATTCAAACTAGCCACCTCATCGGGCTGTGGTGTAATAGAACACGATGCGTTAGAATAATCGTCCTCTCGCATAGTAGCAAGTGCAACTCTTGCCAGTCCGCCTAGTACCTTAAAAAGCCGTCTTTACAAACAGAAGGGAATAATGTGTGGTTTTTAGTCAATTCAATCCTGGCTTATTTCAACCTAGAAATAATCCAATACGAGGAGGAAGATGAAGTGCCACCTGAAACTAATCAAATCACCTGCCGAAATTGTGGCAGACTTGTGTTCTATACCCCAGACAATACAACATACTATTGGTGGGTTGACTTCGCTTGGTACTCAGTTGCTGTATCAGACTGCGGTGAGTGCGATTTTAGGCAGGGGTTTTACCTCATTGAACGGCTTGACTGGGAACTTCAGTGGGCCAGAGCCAACGATATAGATGTCATTGTTCTCTCAGGGCTTCCACCAAAGCATGTCATTAAGGCCTTTCACGAAACCTATCCAGAGTTTATGGAATATCGGGAACTTTCTAAAATGGAAGAAGCCGATGTACTATTCTTTGGCTACCTACTTGAAACAACCGATGATACGAATTGGTTCGAGTAATCAAAAACCCCCTAGCTATTACGGCTGGGGGTTTTTATGTTATAATTTTATTAATGTCCTAGCATAGTATCTTTTTCTAACATTAGAATACAACCTACCTAATATATGATTTAGACTATTTTGACGCACTCTAGGAAGTGCGTATTTTAATTATAATCAGGATTGACTGACCTGTGGCAACTATTACAAAGCAATCTTAAATTGGTTTCATCAAAGACTCTATCGGGTGCAATGCTGCGTTTTATTATATGGTCAACTTCAATGTTTTCTACCCACCTGCCACACTTCTCACAAATATAATAACCTTCAAAGTTTTTCTTGTCTTTAAGAAAAGACTTTCTAAACTTTAACCACTTCTGTAACTTCGACATCAAACCCTCTCTTTCCTACTCTAGTATATTTGTATTCAAGAGTAATATTATCGATTGAATCATCTTCAATAACAATACCCTTTAATCCATCCAGTGTTGGTTTAGTAACAGCCCAGTTAAGGTTATCTGGGTCGTGTCTGCGTTTATCGCCAGTACAGATAGTAAATGATATATGAGCTTTATTAAATGGCTTGGAGGGGCGATTAGCTTTAGCTAACCACCCCACCTTATCTTGCCATTCTTTTTTTATTTTAGCCTGTACGGCCCAGTGCGACCGCCCTATTTGATTAGGGCTAGGTGGTAGTCCTTCAATTCTAAACTTCATATTCTTTTATTCTTTTAATTAGAATCTTATTTAATACTTTCCACTTGATTGCTTCGGGGGATAGGTTTATAACCAACGGACTCGGCTTAATCCTTTTGTTGGTCTTAAAGATGTGTATCTTGCGAACCCTGGGGTAGGGTAGCTTACTTATCATTTGGTTTTTCCTGACTCCACTCAATAGTCTGCTTGCCCTCTTTGACTACCGTTTTCGACCACATCTGAGCTTTTTTCACCCACTTGATGTTTGTCATATCTTTTTTAATATGTACCTTGTTAGTTTTACTTGCCATCTTTTTTCTCCTGTAATAGTTCGTATAGGTAGCCCTGAGCGTTGAATATAACTGCACAAATTGCGTCTTCTAACTCAACTTTGTTGTCTATATTTCTATGCAAGGACCACCAATCCAGGAAGTGCCGCCAACCCGATTTCATATAGGCGTCTTTAGGCATACCCTTCTGCCAGTTATCTGAATCTCTCAAAGCTCCATCGGCTTGTACTCTGTTGCTGTTCATATATTCAGCAAAACGTTTTAACACTTCTGGCGATAAAAAACCCTCGTAGTCTAGTTTGTGCGTATCGTCATCTCTTGTTCCACCTGTTGCAAAAACTCTCATCGAAGTATCTTAACACAGTGTGCTGTTAGCTCATTGAACGGCATATTGCTGCACGTTACCAAATCAGATAGTTGAAAGACTAACCAGCAGAACCATAGTAATGTAACCACTGCTAGTATTGCTATTGTTATCCATATTGTTTTATACACTTCACCCTCCTTTTTATTATTTCAGTGTCGGCTGCTGTTACTTGATACATTGTAACCATTTAACCTATTGACAGAGGCACCGACTTGTTTATTTATTTCGATGTGCGTAAATTACACCAAGTATAATTGGTGTTGCAAGCATTACCAATCCTACAAGAGTAATTCCTGTACTAGGGTCATTTTCTGCTATTAAGTTCATTACTGTTGTTACGCACAAAGCCAATACTATGTAACCTGATATTAAAACTGCTAATCTCATTTTATTCTCCTTGGTTTAATTTAATTATTTTGTAATATTTGACATCTTGTTTGGCTTCTTTAAGAACATTTTTGTCTAGTTCTTTACCAGTGCCATATTTGCGTGATTTTAAACCACCAAGTCTACCTGCTAATCGTGCTAATTCGTGGTCGTATGCGAACCCACCACCCCTACTTTTAGCTCCACCTGTTGCACCAATACGCTTGTAAAAATCTTCTCCATACTTAGCTTTGTTTGTTATTGCGGCTTTGATTCCACCTTCTCTTGTTGCTGGCATTACTTATTTCCCTTTCTTTGTTTAGCCCATCTTTTATTAACTAATTCACGCATAGCGTCCGAATTACCCTTGAGCCATTGGTTATCATGTTTCGCTATCCTACTATAAAAATCTTCTCCGTGTCTTGCCCTGGTCGTATCAACAGCTTTCTTGTATTGTTCTGGGTTGCGTTTTATAGACTTTCGTCCTTGCGTTGCTGTTCTATCACTTTCAACCTTGACTGTAACACTGTTATCAGATTCCCCGTTGCTGTGTAAATGTATTTGCATTTTTCGTATGTCTCTCTTTCGTTTAATGATTTAAATCTGGATATTCGTTCAGCCTCTGTTACTCCAACTTCTTTGCGAGCTTCCATAAATACTACTGATTGTTTTTCCGTTGCTTGTTTGTGGAAAGTAGCAATGTTATCTGCTAGGTAAGCGTTGTAAACTGCTAATTTTGCCATCACATCACTTAACCGTTCTGGGTTGTTCCAATAGTTTTCTTCGTGTATTAACTTACGATAAGCAACTATTCCTTTAATTGCGTCTTCAACCTTCATTAAAAGGGCACATCGTCAAGATTAATTTCATCAGTCATAGAAAACTCTGGTTGTACTGTCGGAGCTGGTAAGATGACTTGTACTGCATTAAAAAAGTATCTGATGTCCATACCAGTTTTACCATTAGACTTTACTTGAAAAGTTCTGCCTACTAAATCTGATTGACCATTTTTACAGATAGTTTCTAACAATACTCCTACTTGACTAGATGATAGGTCTAGCAAACCTTTGTCGGTTTCTGCTGAATAGGACTTACGATAGTCTTTTTGCCAGCTATCTGATACAAGCATTTTCTTGTTATCGTCATCCCACTTTTTCCATTTGTAACCGAAGAACTTATTGATTGTAAAAGTTCCGTTTACTAGGTTGCTTAATTTTGTATATTCTTTTTCCATATTTTCCTTTCTTTAATTCCAATACTTTTTTATTGTAAAATCAGTATCGTCAAATAACTTATCTACTTCTTTGGCTTTAGGTATGTTTTGTTGTACAATCATACTCTTTACCTTTCTAAACTTTTTTATATTCTCGGTTGCCTGATACTCACCTCCTTCCTGTATTTTACGCCTGACTCTGGTAATGGTATCTGAAGTTGGTATCTCTAAAAACTTTGCTCGTTGTGAATTGCTTAAATACAATCCGAATTGTTTCCATACTTCTAATACTAGTTCTTGGTCTGAATTACGAGTTTTTGGTTTATCTCTTAAGATTACTCTGACTTTGTCATGTAGCATTACAATCCTTTCGATATTTGAAGTGCTGATGTTATAACAACCATTGTGATTGCTGACCATGCTATTGTTATTCCTACAAACTCCAATATATTCATTAATTTTTCCATTACTTTCCTCCTGTTAGTTTCTTATAACTATCTGGGTATTGGTTTTTAAGTTTTGTCATAGCTAGTTCTGGGTCTAAACTAATCCAATCTGGATAGCTTGAGTATTGTGGGTATTTTTCTTGCCACGATTCACGAGCAATCCATTTTGGTAATACTTTAAGTTTTAACGCTTTATCTACTTCGTCAATGATATTTTCTATTTCATCTTTGACATCCTCTGTTTTGACTGTGTGGGGTATGGTGCGTAAATCGTCTGCTGACGCATAGATTATAGTAAACTCGTCCTTACCCTCGGCTAGGGCATATAAACCGCCCTGGAGGGCGTGTGCGTACTTTACACCACCATATATGGGTACTAACTCGCCACCAACTCTGCGTCTACTTTCGTTTGTAGGGTCGAGGTATTGAAATTGTGAGTTTTTGATAGATTTAACTTCATAAATATTGTTGTTCTTTATGGCATCTATTACTCCTACACAATTACGATACTCAACTGGTTTTTGCACTTTGTCGGGGTTAAGTAGTTCAATGATGTTTTGTTCTACACTATCACCTCTGCGAAACAATCCTAAGGTGTAATCTTCCTGTGGTTTTTGTGGCACACCAATTACTTTCAGCACTTGTTCAAGTAATGGTTTGCCTAATTGACCAGCAGATAGTTTACCGCTAGGCTCGTGCAGGGCTGACTTTTCCTCATACTCTTTGCGTATTGTAGCTACAATCTCAGATTGTAATCCAGTGTTTAATTTGCTATTTATCATTTAACATTTTTCCCAATTTGTCATTTAACTTTTCAATATTCTTAAACTCCTCAATCATTGATTGTGTTTCTGCTTCTTGGTCATCTATTAACATTTGCAATCTATCCCGCACTATGCGTACATTTTCTAAAATATTTATCAAACCTTGTTTCTGTTCTATGTTAAGGTCTGCTATTCCAAACAAATCTCTTTCTACTTTTTTCACTATTATCATTAGGTTGTCGTAATTTTTCATAGCTTCTCCTGATATTTATCATATTCAATAGGTTCTAATACATCTATTCCGCATGCCAAGCAATCTATGCAGGTCGGTTGATTGAAATCATCGGCATTATCTATCTCTAGGTGCGGACACTCAATTATCTGACTACACTCTTCACACTCAACTGGGTGCATATATTCTCCAACAAAATCATCGACCTTGATTAAATATGGATGGGTACATTTCATATTGTTTTCTCCCGTTTAATTTATATTACATAAGTATTGTATCGTACTTTAATTTGTTTGTCAATACGAAACAATAGACTTTATTGTCTGTATCTGGTATAATGCCCTTGTTCCCATCAGTTTTATACCCGTTTAACTGGTGCGGAACATTTTGTTAGGAGGGTGATATGTTTGTATATTTACAACATGATACGGAAGAACCTGTTAAGGTTGAAGTTAAAGATAAATTGATATTAGATAAATATATAAAAAAAGGTATTGTTACCATTAAAGGTAAAGACTACCGCATATTAAGTAAAGATTTTAAGACAATCATTGAAGTGTTTTATTCTAGTTCTAATAAAGAAGTCTGGACTAACTACAATATACTTAAAAATAAAGTAAAACATTTCAAACAAACAGGTGTCTGGTTAAAAGACTAGCTATTCCCTAACATCCCTTAGTAGATTGGACACAGAGGTAGGAAAGTGTTTGGTTAAAATAAATAGCGTTATTCAGTTGACAAGGTTCGAGGGTAATGCTAAACTATACTCAGTTTGGTTCGTTCGAACAACTCAGTTGTTTGCTATAAAGAAGTCGCTTAAGTTCGGCTTCTTTTTTGTTACCCTACTTACATCCCCCAGTGAGTTGTCCACTTCGGTTAGTATAGTCCAGCTCATTTGTTTAGACACGAAAGCTGATTTAAGTTTGGTTCGTGTTTAACTAGATACTACTCTACATTATTCACTTTGTCAATTACAATAGATGTATGGGTACTCATTTATTCTTTGAAGGTGATTTATCTCCACTAGAGCTTGAGCTAATCACTTATATGTTAAATAAAAATAGAACAAGGGCTATTACGGATGATGATATTATCAACCTAGCAATAGACCTTGATATATCTGTTGGTGGTATTATTAAAATTATGAGACAAAAGCAACTTTGACTACCCCCTTGCCCTATTATTTTACTTAGCTCAACTCCTTTTATGCTATAATTTATATGTAAAGTTTGTCGTATGGCTTTACAAACTTAAAACAAAAATACTAGTTACTTTTTAAGGTGATTAGCCAACTACCCCTATTGTGTGTGGGGGTTTTTTGGTATAATAGTGTTTATGAAGTTATATGTATTTTCTGACGAGACAATAGGCGAGGACGAGCTAGGCTCAATCGCCAGCTATCTTAATAGCCACAGCAAAAAGTTTAACAAAAAAAAGCCAAGCAAGATTACAGATGATGATATTGTTGACCTTGCTTTAGCTTTAAAATTACCTGTCAAAAAGTTCGATAAAATTATGCGTCGGAAAAAGTTTTAGTACCAAAAGTTTTAATTTCTTTGACATAGGTATCGCCATACTCCCACTCGCCATAGGTTGCTTCACTTTTAGCTCCTACGAACCAGCGAGCATAAGGTTTATCGTCGTCGACTTGCCACTTTTTTAGGACTCGCCACTCCATATTCAATACTTCACTACCAATCATTACCCGACCTTTCCATATCTCATAGGGTTTATCTATCGGTCTTGTTTTTAATTGTAAGTTTTTCATTTTTTCTCCTCTATTATTGTTTTGGTTATTGCTTGCTCATAATCTGATATATCTACTCCGTCAATAGTTAGCCCATTTTTCCATAATTCATCAACAATCTTATTTACTATTTTTATTGTTTTCATTATTCTTGCTCCTTTGCGTAATAGCCGTACTCATCAAGCGTCCACTTTGGTAATTTTTTCAATGGCTTTAATTCTTGCTGTTCCCTTGTGTCGTTTAATTCTTCTAGATCCATTTGCTTTACTGTTGTATGGGTATAAAAACCACAGTACGCACAGTCTATGCTAACTAGGTCAAACGGCTTGTAGTCGCTATACCTGTTAGCATATTTGTTACAGTTAGGACAGTTTGTGTCGTCTGAAAATCCACTCATTATTCTTGCTCCTTTTTAATTATTTTATGTACTGCTTCAACCTCGATTAACTCAGATAGGCTAATTCTTTCCCAATTAAGTTCGGCTTTTGTATATTCTAGCCACTCCTCAATATCTAAAAACATATCTATCGCTAGTAATGTTTCTTTTACTTCTTTGTCGGTCTTTGCTTTTCGTTCCATTATTTAACCCTCCAGATTATTGTTTCGCCATTTATGTACCTAGCTGTAAACTTCTTATTTGCTTTTTTGCCATAGCTTCTAGCACTACAAACATATTTGTTTTGCCTATGTTCTGCCTTAAACTTTACAGCGTCTCCCACTTCCATTAGATGAAAGCCATATATGCTTGTACCTATACTTCCTGTACCAGCCTTTGCTATCGGTATCGGCAAGTCCTTAATTATTTTATTAAAAAACGATTCTAGTACATTGAGGTCTTTATTTTTACTCATTTTTGCTCCTCTATTATTTCGTACCCTGATATTTCCAGATATTTGGCGTTGTCATACTCGTTGTCCATAAACATATCTAGTGCTTCATCTCTTGTTTTAGCTTTAATTTTTATTTTATAAGCCTCCTCAAAATAAATTGTGTAGTTTTTCATTTTATTTACTCCTTTAATTAAAATAGTTAGTTATTGTGCCTGTAAAATGTCTAGCCCAAGCTTTTTGTTCGTTGCTCATAGCATTAAGTCCTCAAGGTCTAAATCGTCATCTGATATTTTCGTTGCTACATCGGCTATAAGTTGCCGTGCTATCGCCATATACGCACCTGTTTTGTCGCCATAGTCCATATCGTCAGCATTATTTATATCTAGCATTTTGTCGCTATACTCCATAACTAGCCTGTCGATTGTATTCATTATTTTACCTTTCTTATTACTTTAAAATCTGTTATTTTGCCCGCCTTGCTAAACTCTAATTTTGCCATAACTTTAGGGTTTTTTAAGCTATAAATATCGTTTGTAATACCATAACAAAAAGCGTAATCGCTTGCGGTAGTTGCGTGGTCAAATTCACCATCAAGGTTTTTAAAATATATTTCATATTTTGGATTACCATTAACACTATTATTTTTGCGTTCCAAGCTGTATATTTTATACATTATTTTACCTCCTCTATTGTTACTTTAATTTTTTTACCTATATAGATAACATTGTTGCTTATGCTCATATCCTTATTGCTTAAGTATTTGTGCATTTGTTTTCTGCTATCTTGTGCGAATTGTCTTGACAATATCGCCCAATCGTCATTTTGCTTATCTTTTAATGCCGTTACCTTTACTAAATCATAGATATTATTTGTCAAATCTTTAGTTGTCATTTTTTTGCCTTTCTTAATTCTCTTTTTAATAGCGGGTTCAAACTCAATTCGTCCTGGATAAATAACAATTCCATAAATTGTTCGGTAGTTAGTTTATAATTCGGTTTGTCATTTGCATATAACACTTTAAACATCCTATCGCTTAATATATATTGCCTTTTCTCTTGCATTATTTTTGCCCTTTCTTTAATTTATTTATAAACTTATTCATGCTATTTTCACTTCTAAAGCCTTTAATATGTTTATTATTATGCCAGGCACTAGCGTAAGTGTAGTACTCTACAATAGCGATATAATTGCCCTTAAACACTTTATTTTTTTCGGCTTGATACAATGTATCGTCATTTAATACACCTTCTCTTAAAATTGTAGTTATCATTTTTTTTATCCCCGTTTAATTAATTTGTAACTTCATTGTAGCGTATCGTATAACTATTGTCAATACCTTTTTTATATAAACTTTCATTGCCCCCGTCAATAACCCTGTTTACCCCCTTTTATTTGCTTATTTTACCCCCTTTTATTTATTTTGTTTGCCCCCCTTGCCTTGTGCTTTTATAAGCGTTATTAATAAAAGCGTTTTTTATAATTATAAAAATAGCTTGCTACATCCTAGCAATGCATACATGAATACCTATCAAATAGCCTGATTATAGCCTGATTGTAGCCTGTTTAAAGCCCGTTTAAAGCGTTTTTATATTGCAAGTAGTACAATATAGCCCTATAAAAAAAAGCACAATGTCGCACAATAAAAAAGCAATATAAAAAACGGGGCTATAGTAAGCCCCGCCCCTTAATTGTGCTATATATTCAAATAGCCTGTTATTGTCATCCCATCCACAAAATCAATTGTGCTTTCGGGCGTGTTTAGATACCAGACAAAATCTTTTTGCGATATATAATACCCGTTTGGCAAGTAGTCATTGATACGGCTTTTTGTAGTGTTTGTTTGATAACCCCCGCTATTTATAGTTATTACACCCCCGCTTTCACTTAATATGTTTGTATCGTGTAGCCTGATTATGTTTTTATTATCATCCTTAATTAATAGCGTATTGTTTGCAATTTTTTTAGATATCTTTTGGCCTGTTTTTGCAAATAGCCCCAAATATACCTGGAATTGACCAAACCTGGTAATTTTAGCGGTTACAGGTTTGCCATAGCCCGCTAAAAACGCCTGTAATTCACTTTCAAATTGTATTTTTGTAAGTGCAAGTTCGTTACTACTACCAAACCCGCTATTGTCAATAAAAAACTCTTTCAATAGTTTATAGCCCTTATATTGCATCGTATCAATGCTTGCAATTTTAGCCCCAAATATATCATTTATATTATTCATAGTTATTGTCATTTTTTTACCCTTTCAATGCTTTATTAATAAATAAACTGTAACCCGTTTTTTGTAAAATATATCTCATTATCTAGTAACTCATAAATAATAGTTTGATCAGATGTTTGATATTCATATTCTTTTTGTAGTGCTTTATATATATCAATATTAAAAGCTAAAACCCATTGATTAATATAATCTTCTAAACCTTGAATATCGTATTCATCCCAGGCATCCATAATCTCAACACTTGTGGTGTGTTCGTGGTAATAATGATTATTATGCCTGATTATATTAAAAGTTATCTCATCAAGGTTTTTGATTATTTTTTTATATTCTTTTAATTTTTTATTTTTAGCTAAAAACTTCATTATATCAATACCCGCTGTAAAACTAGCCCCGTCACCTTGTGAATAAAAACCAGTATAATTAATATCCACATCATAAAAACCAAAACTTTCTAATTCGATTTTGTATTCATCGAGTACATAATTAATATCTGTATAATCGTGTTGTAGCCACTGATTGATGGCCACTTGTTGAGCATCAGGGCTTAATTCTTTTATAGTATATATTTTTACTTTAGCAACTTTCATTATTTTACCCTTTCAATTCGTTATTGTTATAAACCAGATTATTAAATAAGCATTTAAGCATACAAACATTATAATATTAAATATGTTTATATCTTTTTGTTCTTTAATCTTTAGCCTTTCAGCCCGTGTAATGAATACACCTTTTTTATTGTAAACTTTCATCTTTAATCCTTTTTTTATTTTAATATTTATCATCAAGGCGGGGGGCTTGCAACTTGTGGCGTATGTTGCTTATAGCCCTATCATCTAGCCCCCGCTTGTACCTTGTACCCGTTTTTTTAAGGTAAATACATTGTATCGTATAAAAAACCTATTGTCAATAACTTTTCATAATATAATTGCATTATCAGGTGTAAATTGGTATAATTAAGAGTATGAAAGCCCGCAAAAATACAGGTAAAAATAAGGGTGTAGCACCTAGCAAGCGTAAAGTGGGGGCTATAAGTAATCAATGGCAAGCCAATCCCAAGCAAAATTTATTTATGCAATTATATATAAGCCCTGAAAGTACTACTTTCGGTAATGCCTATCAATCGGCTATACAGGCGGGATACAATAAACACTATGCCAATCAAATTGCAAGCCCCGCTATTAATAATAAGTGGTTGCAAGCTTATACAAATAAAAGCAATATAACACTAGAACACATAAGAGAGAGCATAGCGGATGTAATAAGGGGTAATATCGATGGTATTAATAAGACTAACACCAAACTCAAGGCAATTGAATTGCTAGCCCGTCTAGATGGTCATATGGTTGAGCGTAAGCAGGTAGCACAAGTGGTAAAGATTGAGCTAGGCAATGCCAATACCCCTATTGATATAATAAATTAATAACAGATAGGGGCGGGGGGGGGTATATCCCCCTTATAGGGCTCTTGGCTATAGGCGTACTACTCATATATATGTATCAAATATTGTTTCTTCACCTGTACACAGTTTTTCTTTCACAATACCTCCCTAGTAAAATATTTGGGGGGCCAGTATAAAGATGTGTGTATACACACTACACACACTATGCTACAATGTGTGTATATGCCACGATATAATATTTACATTAGAGACGCTGACAAAGACTTATGGGACTCCATAGAAAATAAATCTGAGTTTATATCTAATTCACTTAAAGGGACTCCTGAAAAAATATTGGAGACTCCTAAAAAAGTTATTCTAGAACAATTAAAAAAATCTAAGGTCTGCAGAAAAGGTCATTTCTATACAGGCACTAAGTGTATGCAGAAAGGTTGCTAATGTTATATAGTCCTCACCCCAAACAATCTGACGTACATAATTCTCCTTCAAGGTTTAAAATACTGAACTGGGGAAGACGTACTGGTAAATCAATGTTTGCCTTGGAATACACTCTTTATGAAGCATTACGTAAACAAGGACGCTATTGGATAGTTCTTCCTACTTATAAACAAGCTAAGGATATTTACTGGAAACAATATATTAAAACATTGATTCCTCAAGAATTAATTAAAGATGTTAACAATGTTGACCTAACAGTCACCCTAAATTACATTGATGATGAAAAGAACGGTATCAAGCACGATACTAAGTTACCTAACTCCACGATTGAATTAAAAGGTTCCGACAATGCCAACACGCTGCGTGGTACTGAAGTTAATGGTTTAGTCTTTGACGAGTACGCCTACCACGAACCAGAACACTGGAAGTTAGTCTTTGAGCCGATGCTTCTAACAACTCAGGGCTGGGCTATGTTTATTAGCACCCCTAATGGGTTTAATCACTTCTATGACCTCTATATGTACGCCCAGGGCTACGATAAGACCGAGACTGGTGGTTTTACCCAGAAGTTTACTAAGGGCCGTCCTAGCTGGTTCTATTCACACGCCACGCCATATGACAATCCAGTCATCAGTAAAACTGAAATAGATAGAATTAGGTCTGAGAATACTCCAGACGAGTTTGCTCAAGAGTATATGGCTGAGTTTAAGAAGATGGAAGGACTAGTTTATAAGACATTTGACCGAGCTATCCACGTAGTCCAACCAGAAAAAGTACCACTTACAGGAACTCACATAGTTGGCATTGACTTTGGTTACCAAAATCCTGCAGCAATTTTATATATCTTAATTGATTACGACCAGAACTGGTGGGTCTATGATGAGATTTATGAACGCAAAAGAACCATTAATCAATTAGCTTTAATTATAAAAGAAAAATCTATTGGTAAAAATATCCTATCCTACATTGGTGACTCTCAAGCTTCAGAACACATTGCTAATCTTAATCAGCAAAACATTCCCTGTGTACCAGTTACCAAACGTAAAGATTATATCTCAGCAGGAATTAATATCCTTCAAGAAAAATTAATACCTCGTGAACAGCTGCACGGACCACCTAAGCCAAAACTATTCATATCATCAGCCTGTGTTAATCTAATTGAAGAATTTGAAAAGTATCGCTACCCTAGAGGTAAAAACACCAACCGTAATGAAAAAGAAGAACCAATGAAAAAAGATGACCACGCTTTAGATGCATTACGTTATGCTGCTTTGTATTATCAGTTTGATATCAACAAAACCTATGACTTCCCACAAGAAGACTTATTTGATAACGGATTCTACAGATGACCTACATCGAAGATATCAATGCCTTAATAGAAGCAGTTGACTATGGTGATGTTCAAGTAACCATTAAGCGTCACACTAAAAATACTCACCAAGTTATCGTTCACTCCTTTGAATCTCATAAACCAAAAGACAATGCTCAGGCAGCAGCAATCATTATGCAGGTCATTAAAGAAGCAACTGAAAAAAAATATTCAGGTTCTTTGTCCTTTACAGTAGTTTTGAACAAAGGAAAGGTATCTCGGTTAATAAAACAAGACAATGCTCAGATAGATTATAATAAAATTGACGATTCTAGAGATAAAAAGTATAGTTAATATAATCACAAGAGAGGGACTCTACGATTCTAACAAAGGAGAATTATGGATAAAGATAAAATAAAACAAATTGGCGATGAATATACTACAGACAAAGCTGCTATTCAAACTATAGTTGATACATTTGATGAAAAAGAATCAATGTTAATTTCTAAAGTTGAAGATTCAATGAGCTTTAAATCAAAAGTAACAGACTCCCGTCTATCAACTATTATATGGGAACGGGCAGGTCGAGTAATGGGACAACTTCCAACAGGTATGGTTAAGGCTTTGTCCGTTAAAGATAAAGGCAAATCTACCTTAATGGATATTATTCTTCAGCGTTATATTCAACCTAATGCTAACTCACAATTTTCACACCTTACGAAATTAAGAATGTGGGACTTATACTCTATGGTGTATGGAGTTATGCCAATGATGTACGACTACCGTTTAGACGATGATTATGTTGGACCAGATTGCTGGTTAATACCAATTCGTAACTGGATACCACAAAAAGGTAAACTTACTATGCAAGACTCCGATTACTGTCACGTAGTAAACTATGTATCAGTAAGATGGTTGCAAACTAAACTCAAAGCTAAAAATGGCGACTGGGAAAAGACTGCATTGAAATATATTATTGAATCTGCCAAAGAAGGTTCAAAAATGCAAAAAGAATCTCGTGATGAGTCCTATGTAGAAAACGATAGAGACCAAAAAAGCCAAGGTTCTAAAGGAAAAGCTTCGCAAGTTAAGGTTGTTACTAGATATGAAGCAGGTTCTGATGGACGTTGGATTATGTTTTGTCCTGATTATGAGAATAAAATCATTAGAGACATTGCTAACCCACACAAAAACGGTAAGATTCCTATTGTTTTGAAGTATTGTTTCCCACTTGTAGACTCAATTTATGGTCTAGGTGACTTTGAAAGAGGAAAAACACTACAATATGCTATGGATTCACTTATTAATCTGTACCTAGACGGTGTCAAGATGTCAGTATTCCCACCAACTATTATGAATCCTAACGGAATTGTAGCTTCAAGTGTTAAATACAGTCCTGGAGCACGTTGGTTAGAGAATATTCCTAACTCAATTCGACCTTACAACACTAATCCACAGGGACTTTCTACCTTCCAAAGTACCTACCAGTTCCTAATTGGTTCAATTCTTAACCAAAATGGTACTACTGACACTGCAGCAAGTTCTGATTCTACTTCAGACCCAGGCTTCGGTAAGACTCCACAAGCTCTTAAACTACTTCAAGCACGTGAAAACACCCGTGATAACTGGGATAGGTTTATGATGGAGCAATCTGTTGAAGAACTTTATGATGGATTTGTTAATTTAGTAGCTACTAAACAACCAAAACCAATTAATCTTGATTTGTTTGATGATGAAATTGATTTAATAAAAGAAATGCACCCAGATGTAAGTGAAATTCTAAAAGAATCTGAATCTGGAAGTTATGCAATACTAACTATTGCTAAAGATGATATCGGTGATATTAAATACAAATATTACATTGATGCCAATTCAACTAATCGAAAAGATGATGTTGCCCAATCAGAAGCTCTTACCAATCTGTTAGTAGTAGTTTCCAAGATACCTGGACTCAGTCAAGAACTTGCCAAGAATGGACTCAAGTACAATGTCGGTGAACACATCAAGAAAATATTTTCTACTTCAGGTGTTGAAGGGTATGACAAAATTCTTATTGGTATGACTCAAGAAGAAATCAACAACACTGAAATGGAAAATCAAGGCAATATGAATCAGCCACCACAAATAGCAGGAGGTGCAGGAGGAGATGTTACTCCACCAGCTATGGCAGAACCACAAGCACCGCAACAATCTATGCAACAACCAATGCCTCAAATGCCAGGTGCTGATATGCAACAACCTATGCCACCACAAGGTGCAGTTCCCATGAATCCTCAGATACAAGACCCAGAAATTGCAAGAATAGCTAACCAATTATTTGGAGGACAACAATGAACACAGACGCAATAACTGAAGGACTAGAAGTTTCTTTGCCTGACAACACACCAGAACACCAAGAGGCTACATTAAAAGATAAACAAATTGCTAATCTTGCAGACCACCCAGGTTGGTTGCAAATAGAAAAACAAATGCAAGAACGCATTGAATACTACAAAAAAATGAATGGAGTAGATACTGCTACTTTGACCCTAGAAGAAATTGGTCAAAAATTCATTGTATCCAATCTTGTAGCTGATGAACTATCACAAGTTCTGAATATTGTACAAAATACAGCTAACGAGATTAACAATGCAACAACAGAATGAACCATCCGAAGAAGTTCTAAAATTATCTTCTGCCCAAATTGATTCAATGTGGAAAGATGCAAAAGCATCTATGCAGGGACACACTTGGATTCAACAAGGAACAGAAGTATCTTGTGAATCTTGTCCTTTTAAACATAGCTTTTATTTAGAACCAGGGCTTATTCTCAAGGGAATACACGAAAATGGTAATCCGATTATTGACAAAATATTTTAAAGTATGATAATAGATACCAGAAGTAGATTTGCAATCTACTAAACGGTGTCGCCAAGAACCGAGCAATAGCTGAACGTGGGCAGTCAACTAAAATAGGGAGAAGTTATGGAAGATACCATACTACCAGTAGAAGAAACTACTGAGACCACCCCCAGTCTGGAACAAACAGAATCAACAGAAGAAGTTAATACTGTAGATACTGAAGTCTCTAATGACGCAGGGGTGGAGGGTGATACAGAATCAACTAACTATGAAGAGGAAAGCAAACGTTCACCACGTCAAGAAAAACGTTTTGCAAATATGTCAAACAAAATTCGTGAATTGTCTGAACAAGTTCAGCAACCAACAAATTTTTACAACCAACCAGCTCCAGCCCAACCTACAAACTTTTCGTATGACACTGAGATAACTGCTGAGCAATATCAACAGCAAGTAGCCAGTCAAGCCGAAATGATAGCTGATATCAAACTACAACAGTTTGAACAAAAACAGGCAGCAAAAGACCGTGCCGATAATTTTGAACGTGATGTTGAGAATATAGAAAGAAAATATCCAGAACTTAATGCCGAAGGGAATCAATATGACCCTGCATTGAGCAACAAAATTGCTTCAATGTACGAAAAATTCAGCAATAAGAATCCTGAGATAAGACTGAAGGATATTGTCAATGACGTTATGGATGTCGCCAAAAGACAATCTAATCGTTCTGATGCCAATGTTAAAGCTTCTGTAGCTCAAGCTGCTGCTGAAACTACACTAAAACCAGATACTACTACAAATGATTCTGGTAAAAAAGATTTTTCCGATATGTCTTTGGACGAAATGGAACAACAACTCGGTTTCAATAAGTAGTATCTTTAACAAAAGGAAAATAAAATGGCCACACAAGTAACAACCTCTGCAGGACTTGGAAATGGTAGTACAATAACTTACGAAGTTTCTACTTACTATGAAAAAGTTTTTCTTGCACGAGCTATGAAACGTCTGATTCACGAACAGGGAGCACAAAAGAAAACTATCCCTGCTGGTGAAGGTAGAACTGTTAACTTTACTCGTTACACCCCACTTGCTGTATCTGCAGTAACTGGTGGTTTGACTGAAGGTGATAACCCTGCAGAAGTAAATTTGACTGCCTCTACAATTTCCGCAACCATTAAGGAATACGGAAGTACGGCAAAAATTGGTCGATTCTTGAGCACTATCTCAATAGACCAAAACAACAAAGAAAAAATTGAAGTATTCGGACAAAATATGGGTGAAACCCTAGATACTTTAGTTCGAGATGTCATTAATGCAACTGCAAATGCAACTGTACAATATGCTGGTGGTGTAACCGCTGCTAGTGCTGTTGCTTCAGGAAGCGTTCTAAATGCTGCAGAAATCAAAAAGGCTGTACGTACCCTAGAAGGTAACGCAGCTTCAAGATACGATGACGGTTTCTTCCTAGGTAAGATTCAACCTTACACTTGGTACGACCTAATCGGTGACTCAACTTGGGTAAATTCTAAGACCTACAGCGATGTAAAAGACCTATATATGGGTGAAGCTGGAGAACTATTCGGAGTAAGATTTATTCTTACAAACAACGGTGCTTCTGCTACTGCTACATCTGCTACACTTTACGACAATGTCATTCACGGCAAAGACGCATTCGGTGTAATGGACTTGGCAACAGATGCTCCAAAGCTTTACATTAAGACTCCTGGTTCAAGTGACACCAGTAACCCTGCTGATAGATATTCAACTATCGCCTGGGCTGGTAGCTACGTGTGCAAGGTTCTAAATTCTAGCTGGATAATTGCTCTCAAGACCGCTGCAACTGCTTAATTTAATTAAGCATCAGACATTAGCTCCTCTTTACAGAGGGGCTTTTGTGTTATAATCAATTTATGAGCAGAACAGAAGATATTGAAATGATACAAAGAGAGTTAAGGAAACCAAATTTATCTACTCAACAAAGATATACTTTAAAGCGTCAACTTAGTTCAATACAAAATGAATCATCAAAAACTAAATCAATGCGAGCAGCTTTAATAAAAGCTCATCGTGATGGAAAAATAGAGGAAGTAAATGACATCCGAGACTTCATCAGCAGAAGAAGCAACTACTAGCCCTAATGTATTCAGGTCAGCATCTGATGTACAAGATGTAACTCTAGACACTTCAGAATTACCCAAAACAGATAAAAATCAACCAATACAAGCTGCAGAAAAAGCTGATGGACTTTTTATAGGATATGACATAGATAATGGTGTTCCATATATAGCTGATTATTTTGATATTAGAGAAACATTTAAAGCAGACCCAACAGCATATTCTGAAGTATCAGATATAACTGATTATTTAGAAAACTTAGTAAGAACTGGAGAAATTGATAATACTACAGCAGCAGTTAATGCAAAATTAAAACAGTTAGAACAATTATCTGGCATTGACACAACTGAACGTGTTACTATGAAATTAACACGATTAGCTGAATATGCTAAGTTTGAAAACAAAATTAATGAAGCTAAGCGTAGTTCGCTAAAATGGAGTAGATAATGGCAGCCCCAGATAGACAATTAAAACCAGATACATATAGGTCAGAACAAAATGTCCAAAATTGGAGTTTTGATGAAATCTACAAAGTTTTAGCTACAATACCAGTAGTAGAATATAACAATGCGTTATATCGTCTACAAGGTAATGCAGATGGTTCATTAGCTGTTAATGGTAAAGATTCTATTGAGAGATATGATTA